GCACCGGCTCGGCGCGGAGCACCGCGCTGTACGTCGCCGACCCCAAGTGCAAGGTCAGCAGCCACTACGTCATCGGGAAGGACGGCGCGATCGTCCAGTGCGTCCAGGACGCGAAGCGGGCCTGGCACGCCGGGCAGAGCGCCTTCCGCGGCCGGGGCGACGTCAACGACTTCTCGATCGGCATCGAGCTGGTCAACCGCGGGGACGGCAAGGACCCGTTCCCGGACCCGCAGTACTGGGCTCTCGCCGACCTGGTCGCCTACCTGATGCAGGCCTACCGCATCCCCGCCGAGCGGGTGGTCGGCCACCGCGACGTCGCGCTTCCCCCGGGCCGGAAGACCGACCCTGCGAGCAACTTCGACTGGGCCCGGCTGCGCCGCCTGGTCGGCGACCGGCAGAAGCCGGCCGCGCCCAGACCCGTCTCGCCCGCCCCGCCGGCCGCCGCGCCGGCGCCAGCACAAGAGAGGACCGTCATGAACCTGAATGCCAAGGCCATCCCCGTCGCCCTCAACGTCCTGGCCGGCGTCGCCGTGGCGGCCGAGGCCTCCACGGGTTTCCTGAAGACCTGCTGCGGCGAGGGCTGGTACTACGTCGCCGTCGGCGCCCTGGCGCTGCTCAACGGGATCTTCATCCTGGCGACCGGCAAGAGCAGCAAGCAACTGGCCGGCAAGGAGGGCTGATGCTCCAGCTCCTGGCGTCGGGGGATGGAGCGCTCGTCATCCCCGTGAACTGGCAGGCCGTCGGCGTCCTGGCCACCGTGCTCGTCGGCTGGACCACGGTGTTGCTATCGGCCATCAAGTGGCTGCTCGACCGGTACGTCAAGACGATCGAGCGGCGGCTCGGGGCGCTCGAAGAGCGCGTCGGAAGAGTCTCCGATGTCGAGCGCGATCTGATGCACCTCAAGGCGTCGCTGGCGGACACCTACGTCCGGCGCGAGGACTGGATCCGCTTCATGACGTACATCGACGCCAAGTTCGACAACCTGCGGGCCGCGCTCTTCGGGCAGGGAGGGATTTTCCATGGTTGAGGAACTGACGCGCGAGCAGCGCGAGGAGGCCCGGTGGCGGCTGCTGCGGGCGATCTACTTCGGCCGGCCCCTGGCGACGGCCGACACGATCCTCTGGCGGGCGTTGCACGACATCGCGCTGCCGATCACGCTCAAGCAGGTGCGCCAGGAGCTGGATTACCTGGAGAGCCGGAAGCTGGTCGAGATCAAGAAGCGGCCCGACGTATGGCTGTCCGAGCTGACCTGGCACGGCGTGGACGTCGTCGAGTACACGGTCGACTGCGTGCCCGGCATCGCCCGGCCGCCCCAGGAGTGAGGCCGCCGTGCCCCGTCGCAACTCCGTGTCGCAACTCCCGCCCGAGATCCGGGAGTGGCTCGACCAGGCCCTGGTCGCGGGGAACTTCTCGGACTACGAACTGCTGACCGAGGAGGTGAAGAAACGCGGCTACCTGATCTCGAAGTCGTCGCTCCACCGGTATGGCCAGAGTTTCGAGGAGCGGCTGGGGACGATCAAGCGGACGTCCGAAATGGCCAAGGCCATCAAGGAATCGGTGGGCGACGACGCGGGCGCGATTGGCGAGGCCCTGACCGCCGTGATGCAGGAAAAGCTCTTCGAGATCGCGATGAAGATCGAGGACCCGGGCGACGTCGAGTTGCCCGCCCTGGTCCGCGCCATCGCCGACCTGAACCGGACGTCGGTCAGCCAGAAGAAGTGGGCCGCCGAGGTCAAGGCGAAGGCGAAGGCGGCGGCCGACCAGGTCGAGAAGGCGGCGCGGAAAGGCGGCGCGACCGAAGAGCAGGTCGCCTTCTACCGGCAAGAGATCCTGGGGATCGTGGGATGAAGTCCCCCGACGAGCCCGACCTGCAGGTCGGCGGGCTCTACTACCAGGTGTCGAACCACGCCGCCAGGCGGATGCGGCAGCGCGGCATCTCGCGATTCGCCGTGCTCACCGTGCTGATGTTCGGCGAGCACAAGCCGGCGCCCGGCGCCGCGATGAGCGTGACCTTCCGCCGGTCCAACATCCCGGCCGGCTGCGAATCCGAGTACGAGCGCTACACCGGGCTCGAGCTGATCCTGCTGGGCAACGAGGTCATCACCATCTACCGGCGGCGGAAGCGGCTGGCGAAGCGGCGGTCGCCCGGCAAGCCCCACTGGGGCAAGCGGCACCGGCCATGACCGCCGCCTTCGTCCTCCTCCCCTACCAGCGGAGCTGGGTTGCCGACCGGTCCGAAGTCAAGGTCGCCGAGAAGAGCCGGCGCATCGGCCTGTCGTGGGCGGACTCCTGCGGCGCGGTCCTGGCCGGCGCCCCGGCCGCCGGGTGGCAGGACACCTGGTACATCGGCTACACGAAGGACATGGCCGAGCAGTACATCCTCGACGCGGCCAACTGGGCGCGGGCGATGAACGTCGCGGCCCAGGCGATCGAGGATGCCGAGGACGTCCTGGATGAAGAGGATCGGAAGGCCGGCGTCAAGGCGTTCCGGGTCACGCTGTCGTCGGGCGCCCGCATCACGGCGCTGTCGAGCCGGCCGCGCAACCTGCGGTCCAAGAAAGGCCGGGTCACGATCGACGAGGCGGCCTTCCACGACGACCTGGCCGAACTCCTCAAGGCCGCCCTGGCGCTGCTCATCTGGGGGGCGCAGATCAGCATCATCAGCACGCACGACGGGGTGGAGAATGCCTTCAACGAACTGATCGGCGAGATCCGGGCCGGGAAGTGGCCGTACGCCATCCACCGGATCACCTTCGACGACGCGCTGGCCGACGGGCTGTTCCGGCGCATCTGCCTGTCGAAGGGCCAGGAATGGTCGCCGGAGGCCGAGGTGGCCTTCCGCGCCAAGATCTTCGCGCTCTACGGCTCCAACGCCCAGGAGGAGCTCCTGTGCGTCCCGCGCAACTCGGGCGGCGCCTTCTTCTCGCGGGCGCTACTGGAGTCGCGGATGGTCGACGCCCCGGTGATCCGCAAGCAGTTCGAGGACGGCTTCGAGTTCAAGCCGGAGCCCGAGCGCGTGGCGGTCGTTCAAGACTGGCTCAACGATACCTTGAGGCCCCTTCTGGCGGCCCTCGAAGGCACGGCCCGGAGTTTCTTCGGGATGGACTTCGGCCGGACGGGCGACCGGTCGGTCATCGCGCCCATCGTCGCCGGCCAGGCGCTGTCGCGCCGCATCCCGTTCCTGGTCGAGCTGGGCAACGCCCCGTTCCGGGTGCAGGAGCAGATCCTGTTCTACATCGCGGACCGGCTGCCGATGTTCATGGCCGGGGCGCTGGACGCCACCGGCAACGGCGCATTCCTGGCCGAGGTCGCCGCCCAGCGCTACGGCAGCACGCGCATCGCGCAGGTCAAGCTGTCCGAGGAGTGGTACCGCGAGGAGATGCCGCGCTACAAGGCGGCCTTCGAGGATGACCAGATCAGCATCCCGCGGGACGCCGACGTGCTCGACGACCACCGCGCCATCGTCGTGGTCAAGGGCGTGCCCAAGATCCCGGCCACCGGCCGCACCAAGGGATCGGACGGCAAGCAGCGCCACGGGGACGCGGCGGTCGCCTGCGCCCTGGCCTGGTTCGCGGCCCGGCTGGACGTGGCGCCCATCGAGTACCTGTCGCTCGGCCAGACGCGGGTCGGCATGACGCTCGCAGACTACCTGGGGGGATAGATGGCGGACAAGGAACTGTTCACGGAAGTCGCGTCGATCGCCCGCGACATCACCTGGCCCGTCTATGGCGGCATCATCCGGCCGAACGACGATACCCTCATCCAGCGCGGCGGCGGCAAGGGCCTCAAGATCTACGACGAGATCGAGCGCGACGCCCGCGCCTACTCGGTGCTGCAGAAGCGCAAAGCGGCCGTCATTAGCCGCGAGTGGTACGTCGAGGCGGCCGACGAGTCGCGTGCCGCGAGAAAGGCCGCCGACCTGGTCGAGCGGCAGCTGAAGAACGCGAACTTCGATCGGGCGTGCGAGAACCTCCTGGACGCCACGCTCAAGGGCTATGCGGTCGGCGAGTGCATGTGGCGCCGGGACGGCAGCGAGATCGTGCTGGCCCGCATCGAACCAAAGGAGCAGCGGCGCTTCTGGTTCGCGGACGATCGGAGCCTGCGCCTGAAGACCTGGGACAACCTGCTGCCCGGCCTGCCGGTCCCCGACCGGAAGTTCGTGGTGCACTCCTTCGGGGCCAAGGACGGCAACCCCTACGGGTTAGGGCTCGGGCGGGCGCTGTTCTGGCCGGTGTTCTTCAAGCGGCAGGACATCAGCTTCTGGCTGGTGTACGCGGACAAGTTCGCGATGCCGACGCCGCTGGGCAAATACCCGCCGAATGCCCAGCCAGAGGAGAAGGCGGCACTGCTCGGCACGATGGCGGCCATCGCCCATGACTCGGCCGTGGCGATTCCGGACGGCATGCTGATCGAGTTGCTCGAAGCGGCGCGGGCCGGCGGCGCGGACAGCTACGAGAAGCTCGCCCGGTACATGGATGAGCAGATCGCAGAGATCGTGCTGGGCGAGACGCTGACGACGAATGTCGGCGACGTGGGCAGCAAGGCCGCCGCGTCGGTTCACGACGGGGTCCGGCTGGAACTCTGCAAGGGCGATGCGGACAAGCTGTCCGAGACGCTCAACGACAGCGTTGTGCGCTGGATCGTCGACCTCAACCTGCCCGGGGCGCCCTACCCCAAGGTCTACCGCCAGTTCGCCGAGGAAGAGGATCTCGGGAAGCGGGCCGAGCGCGACACCAAGCTCTACGGCCTGGGCTACGAGCCCACCGAGGACTACATCCGGGAGACCTATGGCGAGGGCTGGGTGCGGCGGCAAGGACCATCTGGCCCGGCGGCCGGAACGCCCCTGCCGGTCGGGACCGGGCCCGGCGACGGCCTGGCGTTCGCGGCCGGCGATGGGCCCGACCTGATCGACCGGTACGTCGACCGGGCCGATGCTCTGGCGGCCGACGCAATGGAGGCCATCGTCGCGCCCGTGCGCGAGATGGTACGCAACGCCGGCAGCCTGGAAGCCATCCGCGACGGCTTGCTCGACCTCTACCCCAAGATGGATGGCAAGGGCCTGGCCGAGCTGATGGCGCAGGCCACCGCCGCCGCGCATATGGCGGGCCGTTACGAGGTCAGCCATGGCACCTGACGTCCAGCCGGGAAACCTCGATTTCCCCGAGGCCGCCCGGTACTTCCGGGACAAGGTCCGGCTCCCGAGCGACAAGTGGACCGACTACATGAAAGGCCAGCACGCGCAGGCGTTCGTCGTCGCCGGAGCCACGAAGGCCGAGCTGCTGAAGGATCTGCACGAGGAGATCCAGAAGGCGATCGACACGGGAACCGGCCTCGAAGAGTTCCGCGCCGAGTTCGACAAGATCGTCGACAGGCACGGCTGGTCGTACAAGGGCGGCCGAAACTGGCGGACGCGGGTCATCTTCGAGACGAACCTCCGCACTTCGTACCAGGTCGGCCGCTTCGCGCAGATGAAGGAGGCGATCGCGCTCCGGCCCTTCTGGCAGTACCGCCACGGCGACAGCCTCCACCCGCGGCCCTTGCACGTCTCCTGGGATCGCCTCGTATTCCGCCACGACGACCCCTGGTGGGCCACCCACTACCCGCCGAACGGCTGGGGATGCAAGTGCACGGTCATGTCCCTGGCCGAGGAGGATCTCGCGGACCAGGGGAAGTCCGGGCCCGATGTGGTGCCAGAGGACGGCTGGGGACCGAAGCCCGACCCGGTCACCGGCGAGAGGGTGCCGGCCGGCATCGACCCCGGCTGGGACTATCACCCGGGCGAGACGGCGCATGGCAAGCGCCTGTCAGACGAGGCGATGGCAGAATGGGACGAGCGGTCGCGAGCCGATACCTACGAGCGGCTGACGCCCGGGGACTGGCAGACGGAGGGCCGGCCGGCGAAGATCCCCGAATCGCCGGTCAAGGCGAATCCGCGGCCACCGGCCCGCACGAAAGAAGAGTTCAAGGCGGGCATGCGGGACATCCTGGGGGACGAGAAACGCGTGTTCACGGTCGGCCAAGGGGACTGGGCGCAGCCGGTCGCGGTCGATGCGGAGTCGTTCGCCGACCACGTCGATCTGGGGCGGTCGCCCTTCGCGCCCTTCATACCGGAAGTGCTCGAGGAGCCCTTCGAGGCCTGGCTCGGCTTCGAGCGCCACCGCGGTACGGGCAAGGTCGAGCTCAAGCTGACCGTCGTGAAGGCCCTGGCCGCCGAACACCGGCGGATGGTGATCGTCGCGAAGGCGAAGGACGGGCAGTTCGAGGGATTCACGATGATCCCGATGACGAACGAGGCCTACGTCAACCGGCAGCGCTGGGGCAGGCTCATCCAGGCCGCTGCCGTCGAAGAAGGACCCTCACTCCCCACGCGGCGGGGCGGGTAAGCGGCGCGGACCGTAGGGGCCGCGTCCCGGCCCGCGCAACCGTGGTCTCATTCTAGCCCTCGGAGGTTAAGGTTAGATGCCGTATGTCGAATTCGATATGAACGACACGGGCGCCCTGGCGCGGCTGAAGAAGATCGAGCAGCGCCTGGGCAACCTCAAGCCGCTCTATACCGGCATCGGTGAACACCTGCTCTTGCGGGCGCGTGAGCGGTTCGACACGACCCAGGCCGATCCCCAGGGCGCGAAGTGGAGGCCGCTGTCGAAGCGCTATGCCAGGTGGAAGGCCAGGAACTACCCGGGCAAGAAGGTACTCAGCCTAGGAGGTGCCCTCAAGGGAAGCCTAGGCTTCAAGCTTCTCGGCGACAGCGTCGTCATCGGCACCGTCAAGGGCCTGGCGCCGAAGTATGCCCGCATCCACCAGGACGGCGGCACCATCAAGCAGAAGTCCCGGACGCAGGTGAACGCCCTCGATGAGCGCGGCAAGTTCATGTCCCGGAAGAGCGCCGGTGCCAAGTACGAGATGCTTCCAGGTGGCAAGCGCAAGCGGCGTGTCTCTACCCGCATCCACATCGCGAACATCGGGGAGCGGACGATCGCCATCCCGGCCCGTCCTTACATCGGCCTGGGCGATCGCGACCGCGACCGGATCCGGAAGGACACCTTGAAGTACCTCGTCGCCCATGAGGGGTGACCGCGCAGGCGCCCCAGGAAGGCCCCTGAAACCATCCGGACGGCCCTGGGGACCTGAGACCCCCCGTTCGCAAAATTTAAATGGCTCTCAAATGGTTTTCCGGGGACATTTGGCGGACCTTCGAAGACGGCAGTAAAGCGCTTTAATCGAGTCCCGGGTCCCGGCCGCCCAAGATGGGGTCATGCCGAACGCCACCGCCAAGCCCCTCGAGATCGCCAGGCCCGGTACTTTCACGGCCTTCAACGGCCGGCGCTTCAAGCTCACCGAAGGCGATCTCAAGGCCATGGCCGCAGCCTACGACCCGGCCGTGCGCCGGGCGCCGATGGTACTCGGCCACCCGAGGCTCGACGCCCCGGCGGTCGGCTGGGTCAAGTCCCTGCGGTACGAGGGCGGCAAGCTCGTCGCCGAGCCCGACCAGGTCGAGGCCGCCTTCGCGGCGGCTGTCAACGACGGCCGGTACGGGACCGTCTCGGCCGCGCTGCTCGAGCCGTCCCAGAGCATCAACCCGAAGCAGGGCAACTACTACCTGCGTCACGTCGGGTTCCTGGGCGCGATGATCCCCGGCATCGACAGCCTGAAGCCGCCCGAGTTCGCGGCGGGCGAAGAGTACCTCGAGTTCGCGGCCGGCGGCATGTCGATGCTGGGCCGGATGGCGGCGATGGGGCAGCGGATCGCCGGCATGATGCGGCGGCGCCGCGAGGCCGTGATCGAGAAGGACGGCATGGAGGCCGCCGACAAGGAAGTCCCGGCGTGGGACCTCGACATGCTCGAAGAGGACTGCCGGGACATGGCCAAGGAAGTCGACGATGCCGGGCCCGGGTTCGCCGCGCCCGCGGACGTCCCGGCGCCGGTCGCCGGAGCGGATCTTGCCGCCCGCCTCCAGGCTCTCGAAGCAAGAGAATGTGCCATCACCGCCCGCGAGGCTGCCCTGGAGTCCCAGGCGGCCGAGTCCCGGCGTGTCGAGTTCGCTGCATACGTGGACGGCCTGGTGGCGGACGGCAAGGTTCTGCCGCCCTATCAGCCCGGCCTGGTGGCGATCCTGGCCGGCGAGGCGGGTGCGGAGTTCGCAGCCGGCCAGGACCGGTTCGAGTCCCACGCCCAGTTCATAACGACCTTCCTCGACCGGCACCTCACCCGCCAGTGGACGCCGGGAGAGGTCGCCAAGCCCGAGCCCGAGGCCCCCGCGGGTGCAACCTTCGCGGCGCCGCCCGGCTACACGGTGAGCGCCGAGTGGCTCGATGTCCACGAGAACGCCTTGCGCTACCAGGCGGCTCACCCCGGCACCAGTTACCTGGACGCTGTCCGCGCCGTAGGAGGGCGCTAGCCGATGACCCTATCTGCCAAGAGTCTGCTCGACCTCACGGTGACCGCCACCGGCGCGATCACCAAGTACCGTGCCGTCAAGGTCGGCTCGGGCGCCCAGGCCACGGTTCAGGGCGAACGGGTCCTGGGCATCGCCCAGACCACGGCGGCCACGGGCGATGACATCAACGTCACCGTCAAGGGCACGTCGATCGCCGAAGCCGGCGCGGCCATCAGCAAGGGCGCCCGCCTCATCATCGACGCCCAGGGCCGCGTGATCACGGCCGGTACCTTCGCGGTGGCCAACCCGGCCATCGCCCGCGACGACACCAAGATCTCGGCGTCCGCGCCGGCCATCACCCGCGACGACACGAAGATCTCGGCCGCCGCGCCGGGCATCGCCGTCGACGACACCAAGCTCACCGTCGACGCCGGAGCGGTGCCTGTCACCTCGACGGCTGCCGACGGCGCCATCATCTCGGCCGCCGCCGGATTCCTCACCCCGTCGGCCGGGGCCATCACCACCGTGGATGGGTTCATCACGGCGGCGGCGCCGGCGATCGCCACCCAGGCCGGCTTCATCACCGCCACCCAGGGAGCGCTGACGGGATCGGTGCTCCCCGAGCATGCCTTCGCCACGGCCCTGGAGGCCGCGTCCGGCGCGGGCGTCTTCATCGAGATCCTACTCGACTAGTCGTCGCAATCCCCTGGTAGACGGGGTTCCCCGGTAGCCATACCCAGATCGCAAAGCAGGAGACTTACGAAATGGCAGACAGCCTGTCTCAAGTCCGAGTCATCAACCCGGTCCTGTCGACCCACGCGCAGGGCTACCGGAACGCCGAGCACGTCCACCACCTGCTCTTCCCGCGGGTGCCCGTCTACGTGTCGGGCGGCCAGGTGCTGGAGTTCGGGAAGGAAGCGTTCAAGGCCTACAGCACGCTGCGGGCCCCCGGCTCGACCACGCGGCGCCTCAACATCGGGTACACGGGCAAGCCGTTCGCCCTGAAGAACCACGCCCTGGAAGGCCAGGTGCCCCGCGAGCACTTGCGGGACGCGGCCGTCACGCCGGGCATCGACCTGGGCACGCGCAGTGTCAACACGGTCATGAGGGCGCTGCAGCTCGAACTCGAGATCGAGGCCGCGGACCTGGCCACCGACCTCAACAACTACGACGCCAGCCACAAGGTCACCCTGGCCGGCGGCGACAAGTGGTCGACCGCGACGGGGACGCCGCTCGACGACATCTGGACCGCCAAGGAAGCGGTCCGCACGTCGGCGGGCCTGTACCCCAACACCGCGATCTTCGGTGCGGTCGCCTGGAAGGCGTTCATCCTCAACACCCAGGTCAAGGACCAGGTCAAGTACACCATCAACGACACGGTGACCGAGGAGCAGGCCGCCCGCATCCTGCAGCTCGACAAGGTGGCGGTCGGGAAGTGCGTGAAGGCCGCCGACGACGGCACGATGTCGGACGTCTGGGGCAACTTCGTGGTCCTGGCCTACACCGAGCTGGGCAGCCCCGCCCAGGAGGCCCCGTCGTACGGCTACTGCTACACGATGGACGGCCATCCGCTGGTCGAGGAAGCCTACTACGACCCGAACACGAAGAGCTGGATCTACCCGGTCGCCTACGAGCGCGTGCCGGTCCTGTCCGGCATCGTGGCGGGCTACGTCATCAAGGATCCCAACTAGTCGCAATCCCCTGGTCGCGGGGGCGGGCGGAACCCGTTCCCCGTCAGGATACTCCACGGGAGTACTGGAATGCCCGAGAAGCAGGTCGTGGCCGTGCAGCCCATCAAGCACGGCGGGGCGGTTCACCGCCCGGGCGAGACCTTCGTCTGCGACGAGCGCGTCGCGCTCGCCCTGGTCGGAGGCGGCGACGCGGAATGGCCCGCGGCGCCGGAGGCCGAGGAGCAAGATGCACCCCCCGATGACGCGGGTCTGGGCGGCGCGGCCAAGAGCGATGGGGCAGTAGTCGCCGAAGAGGGCAAAGCTACTGGACCGGCGGACGCGAGCGCACCCGGCGACGGGGAAGCCGCCGAGCCCGCGCAGGCAGACGGCGCAGCAACGCCCGAGGACCCGCCGAGCGCATCCGGCATGGAGGGGTCCGAGGCGGCGCCGGAAGCCGATGGCGCGGCAACCGAGCCCGAGCCCAAAGCGAAGGGTAGGAAGGGCCGGAAGTAGGCCATGCCCTACGCCACAAAGCAGGATCTCCTCGATCGGTTCGGCCAGGCCCAGATCATCGAGATCAGCGACAAGGCCGGCGCAGGCTCGATCGATGACACGGTCGTGACTCGCGCCCTGGGCGACGCCGAGGCGACGATCGACTCATACCTCGGCGGTCGATACATGCTGCCGCTGACCTCGGTGCCGGACCGGCTGAAGATCGCCGCATGCGACATTGCCCGGTACCAGATGTACGAGCGGGACGCCACCGAGGAGGTCACGACCCGGTACAAGGACCAGATCCGGTGGCTGGAGCTGGTGGCGCAGGGCAAGGTCAGCCTGGGGCTAGACGCGGCCGACCAGGTCACCGCGACTCCCTTCGTACCCGAGCTTTCCGGGCCCGACCGCGTGTTCAGCGACACGACGCTGTCGGACTTCGTCGGGGGGCTCTGATGGCCGTCCCGAGTCCGGCGACCTACCAGGACCAGGCGGTCCAGGCCATGAAGGCCGTGCTCGGGGCCAGCACCGAGTTCATGGCGGCCTCGGCGCTGCCTGGCGCGACCGGCAAGGTGCTCCGGGTCGACGCCTACGACGCCTTCGTGCCGCGGGTGGCCACGTCGGGCGACGTCTACTGCGGTGTGTTCCTGCTGGGCGACCAGCTCGGCGGCACCAAGACGATCAACCGCCAGGAGCGTCTGACCGACGTGGCGGTACTGGTCTTCGGGAAGACGACAGTCGGGCAGGAGCAGCACCAGCGGACGGGCCGGCCGGTGCTCTGGCAGGACTGCGCCCGCGCAGCAAGCGTGGTCACCAAGCTCGTGGCCCAGGAGACCCACGGCGGGGGCGGCCGGTTCGACGGCTTCGCGCCGATCGCCGACGTGCTCAAGACCGAGGTCGAGGAAGACCACGACGAGTCGAAGTCCCAGTACTCCGTGACCGCCACCAGCGTGGTCCGGATGCACGTGTACCTGCAGATCGGAGCCTAGCGATGGACGATGCCCAGACCAAGCCGGCGCCGCGCCGCGCCCCGCGCCAGGCGGAAGTCGGCAAGGCGGCCGTCCGGATGACCGAGGTCCGCGGGGCCGAGGCCTTCCCGGCCGGCGACCCTCGGGCCGGGGCCTTCGCGGCGAACACCCTGTACCGGGTGCCCGAGGACGTCCCCCCGGCCACCGCAGAGGCCCTGGTGGCGGGCGGCGGATACGAGTGGTGCGAGCGGCCGGCGCCGCAGGGAGAGTAATCGATGACGGTTCAAGTCGGGACCCGCAACCGGGTCGGCTTCAGCACGGCCGAGGTGACCTTCGGGACCAGCCCCGGCGTCACCGGGGCCAAGTCCTGGCCCTTCGAGGGGGAGCGGCCCAAGGTCATCCCGATCACCATCGACGACAACGGGAAGCTCATTGGCGTCTACGAGAAGGGCCGGCAGTCCGTCGTCGCGGGCTACCGCACGGAGTGGTCCGGCACGTTCGCCTTCGGGTTCGATTGCCTGGCCTACTGGCTGTTCCGCGCGTTGGGCACCCTCAACACGTCCGGCATGGGGCCGTACGACCACGTCATCACCAACAAGCAAGGCCAGCTCGACACGTTCACGATGTTCTGGCAGGACGCCAACACCACGGCCACCAAGCTCGAAGAGTTCACCGGCATGGTCTGCAAGTCGCTCGAAATCGGCGGACGGGCCGGCGGGGACATGTACATCCGGCCGACGCTCATCGGCCGAGGCAGCCATCCGGAGACCATCCTGGCGATGCCCGGCCAGTCGACCGAGGCCATCAACCCGTTCAACAACATCACCGTGGTGAACCTCGGCGGGACCATCACCTGGGCGACCGGCGCCGTGGCAGGCGGGACCAGCTACGTCGACCAGCTCGAGGAGTGGTCGCTCACGATCACCAACGACCTGGTCGAGAACCGGTACGGGGCCAACAGCCTCTATCCGAAGTCGTTCCCCCGCACCGGCGTCAACTTCGCCACCAAGGGGCTCATCGACTGGGAAGAGAATGCCCTGGCGGGCAACCTCGCGGCCGTCGAGGCGCAAACCACGAAGACCATGCTCATCAAGGCCGTCAACGGCACGTCGTCGGCCATCCTGGGCCTGTCCAACGTGTTCTTCAAGGACCCGGGCGTCGGCGGGATGCGCGACGTCCTTAAGTGGGCCTTCGACGGCGAGGGCAAGTACGACGAGACGGCGGCCCTGGCCGCGAAGTTCTTCGTCACGAACGGCACCGCATCGTATACGTAGGGAGGGGACATGCCATTCGTCCTGGGCGCACGGAAGGACTTCGCCGTCGCCGTCGACTCGGTGGAGCTCACGCTGCGGTTCCGCCGCTTCGGCGACGAGCCGGTCGAAGCCCACAAGGGCAAGACCGAGCGCGAGGTCTATGACGAGAAGTGGCTCCGGGTGGTCAACGACCCCGCCATGCAGGCCTCATCCGCCGCCCCGCGGTTCCTCGCCCGGCGGCGGGCCTTCTGCAAGGAGGTCGCCGGCCTGCTCATGGAGGGCTGGGACGGCATGATGGGTTGCGACGGGGAGGTGCCCTTCAGCCCCGAGGCCCGGGACCAGTTCCTCCACGATCCCGAGGCGCGGCGCCTGTGGGAACCGGGCATCAGCCAGTACCTCTGGCCGTCGGCCGCCCTGGTGCCCGAGCCCTATGTCCTGGGCGGGCAGCGGAAGCACCGGGTGGCGATCGAGGTCTTCGGCCTGGTCCTGACCTTCCGGGAGCCCACCGGCGATGAGCGCGGCGACTTCGACAAGAAGTGGGCGAAGCTCGTGAACGCTCCCGGCTCCGTCGGACTGGACGCCCTGGTCCGCGCCTCTTTGCGGCAGCGGGCGCTCCTTCGGGAGTTCGCCCATCTCCTGCTCGCCGGGTGGGAGGGCGTCTGCGACGGAAAGGGCAAGCCGATCGCCTTCTCGCCGGAAGGCGCCGCCGAGTTCTTCGAGTCGCCCGAAGCCCGGCGCCTGGCCGATACGGCTCTACGCCAGTACCTGTGGCCGGCCACGACTCCCGTCCAACCCGAAGAAGAAGAGTTCGAGCCGTCCTTTCGATGAGGTCCGGAAGGCGGTCAAGCTCTACTGGCTCCGCGAGAAGGCCCTCGAACGACAGCCCGACCTCAAGTGCGACACCTGCCCCCGCAAGGCGGCCGAGACGGCGGCCGGCCGGCGCTGGGGTCAGAGGCAGGTCAAGCAGTTCTGCCATGGCGGCAAGGACCCGGCCAAGAAACGCCCCCGCGACGGTTGCGCGTACATCTGGCCCATCTGGGGCCTCATCCCCCATTTCCTCGAGATGACGTACATGATCGAGCTCCGCTTCGAGGAGGTCCCGGCCCACTGGACCCTCCGCGACAAGCGCCTGGCGGCGAACATCCGGCGGTGCGTCGATGATCTGCGCTGGGCCGAGGCGCGGAACGGGAGCAAGCCGTGAGCGCCGCGACCGATGACACCGTCACCCTGACGGTCCGCATCGTCTCGCCGGACGGGACGCGGGTCATCGACCAGACGAAGCAGGAGATGCACGACCTGGCGCGGGCATCCCAGGAAGCAGCCAAGCTGCAGAAGGGCGGCGCGGAGTCCGCGACGGCGGCGTATCACCAGGAACGGGCCGAGCTGATGCGCATCCGCAAGGAGATCGAACAGGCCACCGGGGCGAACCGGCAGCAGGAGGCGGCTGCCAAGGCCGACGCGGCGGCGCAGAAGGCATTGACCGTAGACCTGCAACGCCAGGCGGCCGAGCAGCGCCTGGCTGCCGAGGCGGCGCGGGCCCAGACGGCGGCGACCCATGCACAGGCGGGCGCGGCGCGGGCCGCGGGGGCGGAGCAGCGCTTGGCTGCCGAGGCGGCGCGGGCGCAGGCGGCGGCGGGCCATGCACAGGCGGTGGCGGCGCGGGCCGCGGGCGCGGAGCTCAAGCTGCAGTCGGCACAACAACGCGCATCCGCGTCGACGGCGGCAGAAGCGACGGCCAAAGGGGAAGGCTTCGCCGGTTTGCTCGGGCGGGTCGGACCCGCGGCCACTGCTGCCGCCATGGCGATCGGCGCCGTCATCGTGCCAGTTATGGCCCTCAAGGCCGCGTTCGAAGCCGGGTTCGGCTTCAACTCGCAGATCGAGTCGATGAAGCTCGGCATCTCGGCGATCGTCTCGGCGCAGAACACCATCACCGATAGTAACGGCAGGCAATTGCAGGGCACGGAGAAACTGGCAGCCGCGCAAGGGGCCGTTGCCGATGTCTTCGATCGACTCAAGCAAGATGCGATCGATACCACGGCCACGCTGCCGCAGCTCGTGTCGGCCTTCAATGCGGCATTGGCGCCCGCTACCGCCGCCCATCTCACTCTCGATCAGACGCGCCAGGTGACCGTCGGCCTGGTGCAGGCTGCCGGCGCAGTGGGAGTGCCGATGGATCAGATCCGGCAGGAGGTCCAGTCGATCCTCCGTGGCCAGATGGACAACAACACGGTCCTGAAGGACTCGCTGAACATCTCGAACGACCAGATCAAGAGCTGGACGGCCCAGGGCACTCTGGCCAAGAACCTCCTCAAGGTCCTCGAAGACTTCATCGTCGCGGGCAAGCAGGCTGGCGAGACGTGGGAGGGCGCCACGAGCACTCTCAAGGATAATCTCATGTCTCTGGCCGGCATCTTTACTGGCGCCGCTTTCGAAACGGTCAAGGGCAAGATCCAGGAGCTCAATGCCACGGCCTTCGGCCCGGATGCCCAGCAGATGGCGGCCGAATGGGGCGTTATCTTGCAAGATGGCGTCCGCGGCGCGATTGACCTGGCGATCGGCCTCGGGAAGATCCTCCTGGCCGGTGCGGAAGAGGCCAAGAAAGCCTACATTGGCCTGAAGTTCCTCGGGACGTCGATCGGCGCCGGCGCCGCCCGACGGGATCTAAACGTCCGCGAGGAGATGATGCAGAGCCTCGCGAGTAGTCGCCATGGCCTGACGCCGATGGCACAGGCGCTCTTGAGCGGCCAGGCCTACGCGACGACGGCGGTGGGGCCGAGCGGCAATGCCTCCCAGATCACCCTACCTCGACAGGGCTTCGAAGGCGCTTTGACGACCCTTCGAAAGCGCGGCGAGATGACGCCTGAGATGGAGCGCATCGTCGATGAGATCCGCCAGGAGGCTGCCGGCATCGCCAGTGGCGAGTACGCCCGGGCGACCGGCGCCGTGTTCCAGGGCTTCGAGGATGCCGCCGAGCGGATCAAGAAGCAGCATCGCGGGTTTAACGGCAGGTTGACTCCGAACGGCATGGGCGCCCCCGCTCCAGCGGCGCGGCCGGGAGACGGGACTGGCGGTAGGGATCCCCTGGCGGAGGACTTCGAAGAACGGATCAGGCGGCAGGCCGAAGTCAACGCCCTGGCGCTCAAAGGGATCCTGGATGCCAGGGCGCTCCAGGCCAAGCTCTATGAAGAGCGGGCTGCTGCGGCCGCCAAGCAGTTCCAGGCAGAAACACAGGCCTGGATCGACCAGGACCAGATCGACGAGGCCGAGCGCGATGCCGACGGCGCCAGGGACAAGGCAGTCATCATCGATCTGGCCAAGGTCCGGGAAGCTCAAGTGGAGCGGGAGCGTGAACGGCGTCTCGCCTTGGCCGAGGAAGAAGCCCGGATCTTCAAGGATTCCAGGGATGCCGCGATCTCGGCCGGGGGGCGGCTTCTGGCCGGCGCCATCCGCGGGGGAGACAGCCTCGAAGGCGAGGGCCTGACTGACCTGATCGCCGGTGTGTTCCGGATGGCCGGACCTCTCGGGGAGGTCGTCGCCGGGGTCCTGGATGCGGCGGTCGATGCGCAGAGGCGGTTTTGGCAGGAGGAGGCCGGTCGCCGGGAGGAGGAGCACCGCCGGGCAACCGCGGTTACCGAGGCAAATCTGAAGGCGTCCGAGGAGCTGCAAAGGGCCGCGAATGAGCTCAAGGAAAGCCAGCAGGGCCTGCGGCAACGCCTGATCGGGAAGATCCGCCAGGCAAGCCTCGAAGGCCTGTCGCCCGAAGAGCAGGACAGGCTCCGTCGCCAGATGGACATCCAGGACACCTTCGATGAGATCAAGGCCCTGGCCGGAAAGGCCGGGCTCAAGGTGCCGGGCCTGGGGATGCGGACCATTCAAGGCGGACCGCCGGCCCTGGACTCGATCCCGGGGTTCGAGTTCGTCGCGCCGCCGACCGTGATACTCGGCCGGCCAGACCTGAGCTTCGGCCCAGGGGGGCAACCCACCGGTCTACCGCAGGGCGAACCCGCCCACGCCGCCATCCCGTTCGCACCGGGGACAGGCCCATTCGACGAGTTCGGCAGGGCGAAGGTCGACCCATACGCGCCGGAACCGGTCGCTCCGATGATCGTTTCGACGCCCGGGCCCGGCATCACCCAAGGCGAGGTCAACGACCTGGTGGATCTCTTGAAGTACCTGGCCGGCAGTTCCCGCGGGGGCCGGTCGGTCGACTCGCAGCTCACGCCCGGCACGACGCCGCAGAACCCGGTCTACATGCACCTGGTCAATCCCAAGGACATCTGGGCGTCCGAGCCGCCGGGCAGCCGGTTCCGCGCCACCCGCGCCGGAACGACGCGGGCCCCGCAGCAACAGTCCGCCCCGATGAGCCTCAACGGCAACGTCCGCACGCCTAGTCGCGGTTCGGCGGTGGCCGGATGATCACGCAGGACCGGTACGGCCGGGCGCTATCGCCCGATGCGGTCGAGCGGGCCCTGGCCGACGGGACCTTCGAGTACTCGTGGGCGATCCGCATCTACGACATGCAGGGCCTGCCCGCGACGGCGGCGGCCTGGGTTCCCTACCAGCTCGACGAGCGGTGCCTGCGCCAGGACCCGTCCAGGACGTTCCGGCTCGACGGTTCCGGGGGTTGCCACCTGCAAATCATCGCCGACCTGCTGCCCGACGATGCGCCGATCGAGCAATACCACCGCATCGAGATCGACATGGTCATTCCCGGCTTTCCGCCGCAGGAGTGGCCCTGGTTCACCGGGCAGCTCGAGGTCATCGATACCGACGACGTCCTCGAAGACGACGGCAGCACGACGCGGACGATCGAGGTGGAGTGCCTGGACGTGCTGAAGCGGGCGGATGGCCGCTGGATCGATCGGTTCCGCGTGGTGCCGGCCAACACCACCCATGTCGATCGCCTCGTCGGCATCTGCCCGAAGCGGCGGATGAAGGTCACGGCCGTCGTCGGGATGGCCGGCACGGAGGCCGTCCCCTTCGCCCTGTCCTACGACATCGTCAACACGATCGTCATCTCGCCGAACTCGGACATGAGCGGCGCGTACACGCGGGGCGACGCGACCAACGGCTATACGATCTCGGCGGCTGCGATCCCCGCCACGGTCACCTGGGGCTCGGCCCGCGACCCGGCCGAGCCGCGGTGGATCGAGGTGCCCGTCCCGGAGCGCTTCGGGATCCCGGTCGTGTCCGGGGTGCCCAGGTTCCTGGTCTTGCCCTACGGCCGGGAGCCCGACGACCTGATGCAGACGGCGATCGGCGCCTATACCGCGGGGGGCAGTCCCAAGATCACCCCGTCGGACCCCACGTCATACAAGACGCTGCTCGACACGTCGCAGGGCGAGTGGCTGTCGGTGCGATCGAGCGCCACCGGCATCGTCGAGACCAAGCAGATCAACTCGGTCGACGCCGGAACGGGCGAGCTGACCCTGGCCTCGGCCTTCAGCACCATCACGCCCGCCGTGGGCGATGCCATCTGGCTGTCCACGACGGAGCTCTACCCGACCTGGCTCGGCGACTACTCCCAGGACATCATCTACTACAAGGACTCGGCCCAGACCGTGAAGCACAAGCGGGCGGCCTTCCGCACGTTGCCGAACGCCGGCCTGGCCGTCGCCGAGTTGCCCTACGACTTCACCGGCTCCACCAGCGACAGCGTCTACTCGACGATCCAGCGCGGCAAGCTCGAGAGCGAGGATTCGAGCAGCGGCGTGGAATCCGTCGTCAAGACCCTGCTCACGACCACCACCAGCCTGTTCTCGGGGGGCGATGTCTCGGCCACGAACTCGGGGGCCGCCATCAAGTGCATCTACGCCCACGACATGACCCTGGGCGACCTGCTCCGGCAGCTCAAGGATCGGGCCATGCCGCCGAACTCCTACATCCGGGCGACTGTCGCCGGCACCGTCACGATCGGTCCGGTCCAGCAGCAGACCTCGCCGGATTGGGTGCTGCGGTTCACGGAGTCCCTGCGGCAGAAGGCCCGCCCCGAGCCTTTCAGCGCCGTCGTCGTGATGGCCCGGGACCGCGAGGAGAACCGCGCTGCCGTCTGGTACAACCACGCCCTGACCAGCAACGTCACGAACCCGACGCGGGTGATCGACGGTGACACGCAACTGCCGGCGACCCAGACGGCCGCGGGATCGCCCATCAAGGTCGGCTTCCGGATTCCCGCCCCGACGCCCACCGAGACCTACCCGAACATCAAGCAGATCGAGGTGACGGGCACAGGCGTGCTGACGATTTACGGGGTCCAGGATCCCGAGGGCTCGGCCGCCACGAAGTACCCCCAGGCCCTGGTCCGGCTGGTCGTCGGCGGCGCCCAGGGCGCCAACGCGACGACCGGGACGCTCACGATCTCGCCCGAGGACCTGCTGCCGCTGCTGGTCTCGACGAAGGCCACCGACGTCATTTTCCAGATGGATGAGCTGGACACGTCGGGGACCGTGGCGCCGGCCATCACCGAGATCAAGATCATCGTCAAGAACATGATGGCCTGGCGGGCGGCGCTCACCGACGGAGCGTCCGGGATGCCGACAGGGTGGCAGCCGGCCGACGCGACCCAGTTCGGCACCATCTGGGCCCAGCCGGACTCGACCAAGCTCGAGTCGTACCGCTTCGCGCCGCAGAGCTACGCACAGCGTGTCCTGGTGTTCTGGTCCGGCGGCAGCAGGTCCGGCCAGAAGCACCGGACCAAGACCCTGGAGCTCGACGGCATCTCGCAGCAGGACGCCCGCGACATCGCCGAGTCTTACCTCGACGAGGAGGTCCGGGTGGCCACGCAGTACGAGGTGACGGGGTTCATCCCGCCCTGGGCCGAGCCGGCCGACACGGTTCAGGTCTACGCGCCGCCAGGGCGCAGCTTCCGCGACGGCAAGGGCGTCAAGAATCTCTTCCTCTGGGAGTTCGGCGGCGATGCCTACGGCTCCCTCACCTTGGTGGACTACAGCTGATGACCGAGCCTGCCATCACCATCAACGGCGTCCGGGTCAACGACGACCTCTACTATGCGATCGACTGGCAGAAGAGCCGGGGCCTCTTCTCGCCCGCGATGCGCAAGCGCGCTACGTCGCGGCCGACCGTCGACGGCGACGTGGTCAACGTCCCGGGCGTCCGGGCCTACAACCCCCGGACCATCTCCTTGGCGATCGAGGCCATCAACTGCAGCAGCTTCACCGCGGTGCGCGAGTCGATGGCCCGCCTGGCGAAAGCTATCTCGACCCGGCCGGCGCTCCTCGAGATCGGATCGCTCCGGTGCCGGGCCAACTTCTACCTTGTGGAAGAGGTCGACGACCCCGAGAAGACGCTCCCGGACCGCGCCTGGTGCACGATCGAGGGCGAGGCAATCCCGGGCACTTGGGACGCTGCCGCCGGGTACATGGTCGGCCGCGACCAGGGCATCCCGGTCGCCGACGATCGCCTGGACCGCGCCGAGCTGAAGATGACCGACATCACCGGCAATGGGCGCGTCTTCAGCTTCACGAACCCCGGCACGGCGCCGACCGAGCTGGCGCTGATGCTCTCGGTATCGCCGGTGCCGGCCGACCTGAACATCTGGGTCCGATGCACCCACCCCGACGCACCGGTGCGGGTGAAGGCGCAGTTCGACGCGGCCGGCGTGCTCTACCTGCCGCCGTCCAAGGGGCTCATCCTGCCGGCCGACACGACGGCCGTCTTCCGGCTAGAGAAGGATGACGGGTCGCTCCAGAGCGCCGGGACGTTCAAGGCGGCGATCGTCGGATCGGCCATGCGGTGGCGGTTCGTGGGGAACGACGGCGATCGATTCGGGGATGGGCCTATGCTGGGGTTCTACCGGCGGGGATCGGCCTACGCCTACACGGGGATCAACTCTCATCCCGCAAGCCCCGACATGGCCGCCCGAATAGGCCTGCCGAACGGTGCCGCCACCTTCGCTGCAGGGACGGTGGGTCTTGTCCTGGAGCAAGCCTCGACCAACACCCTGACCTCTAACCAGTCGACGGCCACGGATGCACTGGGTAACACGACCGGTTTCTTCGAGGCCGATGGGACGATCCTCTACGCAGGCTCTACCCTCACGTCAGACGGCACGCAGTACCTCCAGGGCACGAAGTCGATCAAGGCCGTTACGACGGGTGCTACAGAGCGTCAGGGGTGGGGGATCGAGATCACCTCGGCGGCCGCTAACACCAGGTACACGGCCGGGCTCTGGGTTCTGGGCACGGCAGGTGTGACACTCCGGCTGCAAATGCGGGATGCCACCAACGGCGTGAATAGCACCGACACCCAGCTACTCATGACTGGGGCCTGGCAGTTCATCCAGAACTCGATCACGACCGGTGCCAACCCGGTCACAAGCCTGCTGATTGGACTTTGCACGACTACCGCGGTCGGCACGACGTTCTACGCCGACTTGATCAAGTGCGAGGCCGGGCCGTTCGCCACTTCCTGGACCGATGGCGGCGTCACCCGCAACGCGGACTACTGCGCCCTAGCCCTCTCCCATAACTACATCGACTACAGCGAGGCGTTCGACAACGCGGCGTGGGTCAAGGACATCGGCAATCTCACCATCACGCGTGCATCGGTTGCGGGTCCCAGCGGGGTCGCAACGGGCAGCAAGGTCGAGAAGACGGCGTCAGCGAATGGCCGCATGTACCGAGCCGTTGCCGCCTGGCCTCACGACAAGGCCACCTTTGTCATCAAAGCCAAGGCCGGCACCCTAGGCACGATATCTCTTGGCATCTACGACACCACGCTGGGATCGTGGTTAGTCAACCCGGCCACGGCCGCCAACCAATTTGGGCTGTCGTCTTCCTTCGAGACCCTCTCTGTCGTCGCGGCCGTGACCCCTGGCCACGACTTGGCCTTCTATTACTACGTCGATCCGCCGGCCACGGCCAACGCCGGCTACATCTATGTCACGGCTGCCCAGGCGAACGAGGGCTCGATGCCGGTTCCATACGTGTACACCGCGGGCAGCGCCGTACCATTCCCGAGTTGTGGCTTTGACTTCCCTGGCGGGTTCGGCCAGAACATCGTCATTGAGTTCGACTACGTCCCACCATGCAACGCGACGCCTTCAGGGCTGGGCTTCTGCCTGATAGGGGACATCGCCGACGTCGCTCTTGCAAATCTGACTCTGATACGACGAGGGGCCATCCCGGCAACGCAGGAATACATCGACTTCGTCAATCTCCATAACGGTTCCACTGGGGTGGATGCTGCAGGTCAGTATCGCTCGACCGTATGGACCGCCCTGCTCGACGGGGCAAAGCGCACTATCAAGCTGGTCCGTGTGAACTACCTCATCGGAACTACCCGGTATATGTATGCGCGATGGTATGTGAACGGCACCCTGGTCAGTTCGGACGTGAATGTAGCTTCGGCCCACGGCGCTACCAAGTGGGTCGTGCCCGAGCGACTCTGGCTATCAAAGGGGAGCACATACGGAACGATCCGTGCGGCCGGCAACGGCAACCCGCTTGTTCGGGCCCCGCAGTTCGGCTCGGATATCCCTTCGGGGGCCGTTCCCGAGCCGGCGTAGCCTGACCTGCATACTATGACACGGATATACAACAACATCGGAGCAAACCAGTTCTTGAAATAAATGCAAACGTGCTGTCGCGCTACAACCAGCCAGCGGTCGCGGTCGGTCGAGGCGGGGTCTTCCTCGCCCTCGCGCTGCAGCCGCCACTCCCTCCCCGGCGCCATCGGCGGCTAGCCCTCGTCGTCCTGGGAAATGGCCATTTCGTATTCCTGGGGCTGCTGTTGCTGGGTGGCCTGCCTCCGGCGGCCCTTGAGATCCTGGATCATCTTGCGGGTGGACGGCGGCAGCGAGACCTTCAGGCGCTCGCGGATGAGCCTGGGGTGAGCCCCGGCCTGCAGGGCGAGCACGATCTCCACCATGACCCACCGGATCCGCAGTTCTTCTTCCGAGTTCTTGCGCAGCTTCGTGGCGATCGGCAGGAAGATCAGGTTGGCCGCTC